CCGCGGCCAGATTTGCTTTGTGCGCGAGATCGAGCATCTGATCCATGTAGCCCGGTACGCCTGGCGCGCCGATCACCCGATCGATGCCGTCGAGCGCGGCCTGTGTCTTCGGGCTCGATGCGAATTTGTCCATTTGCTCGAGCACCGGCTCACTCAGGGGCTTGCCTTCGGCCTGGCCCATCTCAAAAGCGCGGGCCATGATCTGATTCGGATCCAGGCCCATTCCCTTCGCCTGGCGCTTGAGATCCCTTGGCAGCAGATCTCCATTTTTTACGGCCTCGGCCAGCAGCTCGAATTGGGGGTTGCGCGTGCCGTCTGCATTGAGCTGCCCGGTTTTCACCTGTGCCGCCCTGGCTCGATCCAGCTCTGCCGCCGCGTTGTTTTTGTTTGATTCGCTCGGCTTCGTCCCGGCCTCCGCGGTTGCTTCGCCCGCGCGCGCACCCGCTTCTTTGGCTTGCGCACCCTTCAGCGGCACATCGGCATTTTTACTCGCGATGTCGGCCTGCTTGAGGTTGTACTCCTGCGCCGCCGTGCCGGCCGCCATCTCGTACTGGTTGAGCTTGCTTTTCGGTGTCCACTCTGTCGTCTTCTGCTCCTCGAGCTTACCGTTGACGGGGTTGAACACGTGGAAGACGCTGCCGGGCGGCGTCACCTCTTCGCCGTACCCTTGCGGCATCCGGTAGATCTCGAAACCGTTGGCTTTGCCGTCCGCATCGTACTGCTGCACCGGCACCATGAGATCGTTTTTCACCTGATCCTCGTGAAAGCCAGGTGTCTCTCGCATCAGTTTGGCCAGGCCGCCCAGATCGGTTACATGCCCAATCGCGGTGCCGCCCTGATTTTTCAGCCAATCGGCCCGCTTTTGAGAAAAATCGACATCCTCCTGCGCTGCCTTGACCTGCAGTCGCGTCATGGCGAACGCATTGGCCGCCGTTTGGTGTTTTAACGCGATCGAATTGGCCACGGAGAGCTGCTGCTGCTGATACTGCTTGCCCTGCTCTTCCTGCTGCTGATCGCCGGCCTGTACGCCCGCCTCCAGGGCCTTGAACTGATTGCCTGCACCCTTCCCGGCAGCCAAGCCCGCCGCGGCGCCCCTGAAGGCCGTAGACGCGATCCTGAGCCATTGCTGGCCACGGGTCGGTGTGTCGTGCTGAATGTAGAGATTCCCCTCCGGATCCTTGCGCACCCGGCTCGTATCGGTGCCGGCCAGGCTATCCACCATCTTGTCGATAAACCCACGCAGGCCTGCCGCCCGCACCGGCGCCGCGGTTGGCGGGGGAGCCTCGATCGGCGTGGCGTTGGCATTGTTGGCTGGGGCGGGCATTGCCGGGGCTGCAGGGCTGGCTGGCGAGCTCGTCGCGTCGGCTGCGGTCTTGCTCCAGCTCATTGCCGGCGGCGTCTGGGCCGGCGGCGTGGTCGGCGCCGGCGCCTGCGGCGGTGCCTGCTGGGTTTCTAGCGTCTGCGGATCCATTCGAGGCCTCTATCCGAAAATGTCTTTGGGATTCTCACTCACCACGGCGGATCCGATCGATCCGGCCGCGCCCAGAGCTGCCGTGTACCACGAGTTGTTTTCCTGCGCGATCTGGTTGGCGATGTTGCCGGTGGTGTTTGCCTGGTTCGTTGCGGCGCTCGCATAGCCCAGCGGGTTCTCGCCGGCGGCGATCGCCATCTCGCCCTCTTCCGCATTCTGGAAATTTGCGCGGCCGGTCGCATAATTCTGTGCCTGGATTTGAGCCTCTTCGCCGCTTTCCGTGCGCGCCGCCGACTGCGCCACTTCCTCTTTGAGCTGTTCATCGGCTCCGGAAGTGATCGGCGTGTTGCCGCCGCCCTCGCTCGCGATGTTCTCTCCGACCGCCTTGGCCGCGGCATTGTAGTTTTGCGCGGTGCCTGCGACGGCTTGAGCGTTGAGGCTGTTCTTTTCCGCCCCCGTGAATCCCTCCTGGCCAGGGCCGGCCTTCAGGATGGGATCGAACACCGAGCTCACCTTGGCGTAGATCGCGCCCTGGTTTGCGTACTGCTCCTTCATCATCGCGTTGTAATCCTGCAGGGTTTGCATATCTTCGGCCTGCAGGTTGTTCTGAGCTGAAGTGGCGCCACACATGGCTAGATTGCCCTCCCGTTCCTATTGCACAGCCGCCGCTTGATCTGCGAGCCGCTTCCGGAGCCGGCCGTCTCCCTGCGAATGGAATCCGAGGCGCTTTGTGCTGAATGCTACTAGACCCGGAGAGTTGCTGTCGAAAAGGATCTCCTCGACACCTGCACCCATCAAAAGCAGATCGAGCCAGCCGCTCCCCTTCAGCAGAGCCGTGCGGATCCGCTCGTGATCGTCCTGCTTGTTCGCGGGCATGAATTGCATGTGCAGCTCGGCCACTCGACGGGTTGCGGTCTCAAAGCTGGCGTTGGCAATTCCTCCGTAGTACATCAAGATCACTTTGAAAAACAGCACGGGGCCCACGTGATCGCTCACCAGGTAGCTATCGCGGTCCTCGGCCTGTTCGAGCCAGAAACGCGGATCCACTTTCCCGGCATGGTCGCTGTCCCCTGCGGTCCAGGCCTCAGCCAGTTGCTTATGCTCAAAGCTCGCCGGCTCCAGCACGAATCCCTCGCCAAATCTCAACACCCGTGTCGCTGCCACTTTGTTTATCCCCCTGCTGCCGAGAGCCTGAAATCGTCTTTGCGGCCGTAGATCTGGAAGTCGAGCAGCTCGTCACCGAACTTCTGCAGGCCGTAATCGAATTTGAGTGAGACGCAATCGCCCTTCAGTGGCGCGCCGTTCTGCATGCAGTTGTACACATCGGAGTAGGCCGTCAACGAAGCCGGCAGGTTCGCAGGATCCTGATTCGTTGCCTGCAGAATCGTGAACGGCCTGTCGGGTGTCGGTGCGATCTCGTTCATCAAAATTCCAACTGTCGGCCGCTTGCCGGTGGCCGTGCTCTTGGTTGCGATCCACGCGAGCTCGCTCACCTGGCCCGTGGTGCAGAGCAGCGTCACGCCCTTCACATCCCACGAAGGGTAAGGGAACGCGGGGAAAAATTCGGTATTCGGACCATCAAAGAAAGCTGTGCCCGTAGTGTCGCGCATCAGCACGGGCCCCGTGCCTCCTGCCGGCGGTCCGATCAGTACGTTGAACACACCGGGAGCAGTCTCGATCGATTGCACGGCGCTCGTTCCGTTGCCGATGTCTGCGTGCGGGCTCCAGATCAGGCCGTTTTCCGGCGGCGCGGCATTCGACATGCGGAACCAGCCCACGGCGCCATCGGCCACATACATGCCGGTGTCCGTGGTGTTCGCGATGTTCCAGCTCAGGAACGTGCCGGCCGCCGTATAGAGGCTGCTCGAGTAGCCGCCTGTGGTGACCTTCAGAAATTGATCGCCGATCGGGAAACCGATTTCCGTGTAGCCGCCTTGCGGGTTGAACGGATATTCGATCGCGATCGTGCTCACCTTCAGATTCGACTCCATCAGAAAATGAGCATTGCCAAGGGTGTCGAGGGCATCGTAGCCGGCCAGGATCACCTTGTCGTAGTAGGTCGTCGCATAAAAACCGTTTGAAGAGGTCCCCGTGCCCAGAATGATGAAGATCCCCGCCGTGGTGTACACAAGCAAGCCGCCGTTTTGCACGGTCACGGGCACGAGCCGGATCGGCACGCCTTGAAAACCGAAGCTGTTGAGCGGCGGAAACGTAGTGTTGCCGTTCCCTACGACTGTATCCGGTCCTCCGGAGTAGATCACGCTGTTGCCCAGAATCATCCACACGCGATTCAGATGGTACGTCGGTGCGGTTGCCCCCGCGGGCGGCGGCGTGTTGGCCTTCGCCGTGGGTGCGAGGATGAAAGCATTGAGCGCGCCATTGCCATCCGTCGAAGTATCCGGGATGCCAAGCTCCTGATAGACCTGGAACGGGTAAGGCGGAGAGATATGAACCTGCGAGTTATCGAGCGAGATCTGATCCTCGAGGATCAAGGTGCCGAGCTGGCCCTGCGGCGTGCGCCAGATGTTGATATAGTCCGTCTGGTCCAGACTCGGAAACGTCGGCAGGATGCAAGTCAACGTCAGATAGTCGAAGATCGAATTGCGCGCCGTGGTGATGTTCGGCCCCAGAATCGGCCCATTGACCGTGGCCGCGGGCGAAGCTGTCGAGACACTTCCATCCACTCCGTGCGTAGAGAACGCATATTGAATTGAGGCCGTGGTGAGCGTCGTTCCCGGCCCGAGACAGGTCCAGGTGAGAGCACCATCCGATGTCGTCGTGCCGACCGAAGTCGCCCATGTCGGCTCGCTGCTGCCTGAGTTTCCTCCGCCTCCATTCGTCACCCATTGCAGATTGCCGTTTGAATCGAGGATGACCGATGTGCCCGTCCCGCCTGTGGCTCCCGATGGAAACGTGTAAAAGGGGCTCGAAGCCGCCCATCCACCGATCTTCCCGAGGTTGTACCACTGCGCAGTCCCGTCGTTCGTGATGCCCACAGAGGTGGTCGAGATCGCGGCCCAGATTGGATACCGCTTCCCGGTGATCTGTCCCGAACCTAAAACGATTTGTACGTTCTGATTTGAATCGAGAATGCAGTAGTCTGCCGTCGTCGTAAAACCTGGCTGCCACCAGCGCGCGCCGTTTGCGGCTGTGAGCACCGGCGCCTTCGTCGGCGTAGCGAGGCCCCAATCCAGAACCGCAGGGCCATAGCACTTCCACTGCTGGCCGCCATCGGCTGTCACTACATACTTCGTTCCGCTGAATGATGGCGCTGATCCGCCGGTGATCCCCGTTCCCGTCGTTCCCTGGCCTGTATCCGCAGCCTGCACATACGCGCCTTGCGCCTGCGTGATGCGCAGGATCCCTAATGTGCTCGAGATCATGCGCGCTGCGTACGTATTGCCATTGAGCGAGGTGGCTAGGGTCAGGCCGCTAAACGTCACGTGGACGCTATCGAGATTGGGAAACTGCGCCGGCACGCCTTCCGGATCGATGTAGACATAGATGAAGGTTCCATCCGAAGACGTGGCCACGATGTTCATCGTGAGGCCGCCTAGCGCCATCTGCAGGTTGTAGGGCTCGACGCCGGCATTGATCAGCGTGCCCGGCGCGATCGCAGTCGTCGCTTTCCAGATCGGGGCCGGCGTGAGCCAGGCTTTCAGATCGATACCATCGCTGAAAAACAATTCATTCGCGACGCCGAGAAAACGGGTTTTGTCCGTGCCGCTCTTGCTGAAGACGTTCACCTTGATCCCGCCGGTGATGTCGTAAATGCTGCCGTCCTGGCCATCCTCGAGGACGCGGATCTTGCGCTGCTGATTTTGAATGCAGGAGAAAGAATAAAAGCTGTTGGCGGCGGGCAGATTCTGATCGTTGTACACGGGGCAGCCTGGCCGGCGCACATCTGTGAGCTTCATCGAAATCTCGCGGTTGCGCCCGTCGAGAATCGAATCGAAGCGGCTGGCCGAATAGAACTTGCTGTAGAGGTAAGGTACGGCCGCGTCGCGATAGGGGCTGCGCTGTGTCCAGAGCCCCGTCATCTGCCGGGCGCCCATGCCGAGTGCACCGTAAGCTGTGGGCTCTTTTATTGTGCCGGCTGCATCAAACGGTCCTGGCATCGGTCACCTCGCCAATCCCGCGATACCAAATTTCTGCATCCCCGTGCTGTTCGCTAGTGAGTTCAAAAGGCGATCCCATTCTGCCAGGAAAATTGCAATCTCCTGCACCGTGAGGCCGTTCTGCGCACCCAGCAGCGCGGCGACGCCTTCGGCAGACCAGGCCGCGGCGCGCGGATCTCCCACGAGCTGCGCGGCGATCGCAAGATAGAGCTTTTGAAAGATGTAGCTGAACTCATCCGGCACCGGCCCGAACGTCGAGCCATAACTCGTGAGCAGCTTCGCCTTGCGCTGATAGTCCATAAAGGCGGTGTAATTCGCGTCCGGAATGGTGTTGCAGCGCATGGTGATGGTGCCGGCGTTGTCATCGTAGACGGGCGAGATCTCCGTGGGCCTGTCGACGGTCGCAGATTTCGGCAGCACCACGCGCCCCTCACAGGGCTGCACGGTGCCGGCGGCATTCACAAGCCAGTACACCTCGGGCCAGAGCAGATCCGGGATTGAGATCGCATAATCCGTGGCTCCGGCCTGCGAAATCGCCCAGCTCACATTGCCGCGGTTGAATCGCCAGCGCATCGGCGGTCCGAGCACGCGCTGTAGCACCAGGTTGGCAAAGGTGAGGCCCGGCTCCATGTTCGTTACATTGAGCGGTTGCTGCCGCAGGATCGTTTGAACCCACGTGATAACAGCCTGCAGATTGATCGTAACGGCCATGGGTGCTCATCCATCCTAAAACGGGTTGTCCGCGGTTCGATACCCTGCCGTGTTCGGCCACACATTTTCGACGGGACTTGTCGCCGCGACCAGGCCGTAACTGTTCTGTTCTTTGTCGCCCTGCTTGGCGGCCTCGAGGATCGGCAGCAGGTAGCGTGGGATCCCGCCCTCGGTCATCTGCTGGCCTTCCTGGTATTCCTTTTTGTCGCTTGGATCCTCGCTCACGTCGAGCGCGTGATAGCGGAAGAGGCGCCGGAAGTGCCGAATGTAGCTATCGGGCAGCGGGTTCAAGAGCTGGCCCATCGTCGAGATCTTCGGCGGATCCAGTTGGTAGGTTGGCGCGATCTGATAGACGGGCCCCGTTGCGTTCGGCAGTGGCCACACGCGGAAACCCTGGCTTGTCGCGCTGACAACGGTCCAGGTCACAGATCCATCCGTCACCGTGGTGCCCTCCGGGGCATTCGCCGCGGCCGCGGGTGCGCTTCCCCCCGTGGTGCCGAATCCGGTGACGATCAGGTAATTGCCGTTCGTGTCGATCATGCTCATGATCGGATTCTGTTGTACTGGGCCGCCCGTGAGCAGAGGGTAGAACGTGACGCCGGCGCCTGGCCACGTGCCAAACGTCAGATCCTGGTTATAGGCCCATTGGATCTGCCAGCCGGGCGGCGGTGTGAAACTCTCGAAAGACGAGATCCGCGGGATGGCCTTGCGCCAGGTCACACGCCAGTTTGGTTTCGGAATCATCGTGTTATTGATGTCCGTCTGCGTGCAGTCCTCGCCCCATCCGATGACGCCATTCGGCTGCACAAGCTGCGGATAGTCCTGCTGCCATGAATTCGTGGGAAAGGGCGTGGCCAGCGCAGAGTTAAATTTCCAGTTAAAACGCGCCGAGATCAGATCCGCCATCGCATCATTCGCGATCTCGAGCGTCACAATAAGGCCGGAGCCGGAAGGCTGCTTGCCCGGATCTTTCATTCCGCGTGCAGCCAGGCCGTCCAGAACAGAGCGCAGCGTGTAAGTTGAATTGCCGGCGAAAGCCATGCTCCGCTCCTTTCATCCGGTAGGCGCGTCGCGGAAAGGGAATCCGGGAACGCGGCGCGCCCAGCCGGTCACGCTACTCCTGACGCAGGGCAGGTGTAGCAGCTTCGGCCGGATGTGCGCGCAAAATCCCGGCATCGTCGAGCTTTTGGACGAGAACGGCATAATCGGCCGGCTCGGCCTCCAGGCGTGCCACGCGGCTCTCCAGCTTCGCAAGGCGATCCTCAATCGTCTCCGGCGCTTCCTGTTTTGCGCCTTCAGTCGAGGGCTTCGGCACACTGGCGACGGGGCGAAGCCCGACCGGCACCGCGGTTTCAATCTGCGTTTCCGGCTCCGTCGGATCGGGCGCCGGATTCTGTCCTGGCAATGGAAGCATGGAATTCCCCTTTCTTGATAACCACTTTTCCGTGGTGGCGAGCGACCGTTCAAAGAGGATGCGGAAGCTCGTCACTCATCGAATTCTATCTAATTGCCGCTCACTTCGATCGTGGCATACAGCAACTGCGCGCTGGTCACGGTCAGATCGGCGGCAATGGTGACATCGAGCTCGAGCGCCTGCTGCAGGTTGAGCGAGCCCACCACGGCGGTGTTGCCATCTAGGTATGTGGCCGCGGCCGCAGCCGGCGTGTTCGCGGTGATGTTGCACGCGACCTTGCCGTGGGCTTCGATCTGCGCCGCGGCGCCGCCTGCCACAGCCGTGCTCAAGGTGAACTCGAATTCAAACGGCATGTTTGTCGAGGCGGTTGCGCTCAAGGCCGCAGTCGCAATCGACACCAGGCTCGTGCTTCCCAACTTCAGCGCGAAGGTCAGAACGGGCGTCGTGGTGCCTGGCGACGTATAGATGCCGCGGCCTTTCACGCGCACGGTACGGCCCACGCGATTCAAGAGCCACGCATTCAGAGCTTGCGTAATCAGCTTTTGTGCAGTGGTGATCGTCGTGAGCGCGGTCTGCTCCTGCAGCGTCACAATCACTGCGGTAAGAAGCTGCTCCTGGCCCGAGGTGCCGATCGCAGAGAGCAGCGCGTTTTGCTTGTCGAGCGCCAGGCCGTTCGGCACTCCGCTGGGGTTCTGGCCGCTCGCGTTGCTCGGCCCGCTCGTGATCGTGGCGAAGGTTCCCATAGTGCTCCTGCTTTCCGCGCCGCCGGCGGCGCCGCTTTTACTTCATTTCCGGGGTGAACACATCGCCGTCTTCGTTGGCGAATTCCCATGTTGGCCCAAGCATCGGCCGCAGCTTATTGCTCTTGGCCTCGCGCAGCAGTGCCTCGTAGCGCGTCACATCTTCGTTGTAGATCTCGATGCGCCGCTTGATCTGCGTCTGCGTCTCGCCCTCAAAAACAGGCTTGGTCGATTTGCGCTTGGGATGGGGGCGCTGCAGGGCCAGATCGCAGCGGGGGCACTGGATCAGAAAATTGTTTGAGAAAAAGATGCGGGCAAGCGTGAGGCAGCTCTTGCCATCGCCCTCGTAGCGATCCTCGGGACCGCCGCCCTGCTTGTGCAGGCACACGCGCTGAATTGCATCGCGCTGTGCCGCGACATTCTCGAGATGAGCCTGCCGTTGACTGTTCGAGATCCGATGACTCTCTTCGCGCTCATGCCAGGCCTGGTTTTCCGATCGTGCTTTTGCCAGGCTGATTTTCGCGGTTTCAAGTTGGACCTCAAGGATCTCGCGCGCAAGTTGTTCGTTTGTCTTTTCGGCCATGATGCCCCTCTAAAAATCCCCTGGCGGATCTCCGCTTTGCAGGAGCGGTACAACTTTCCGCCAGGAGTGCCTTGGTTTCCCTCGTCGCTTCCTACGAGAGCTGTTAGGTGGTCTGCGGCACGGCCTTCGCAATGCGCGCGCGACTCACGTTGTCGGGGCTCAGACCGATGCCGAGGATGCAGTTATACGACGTGCCGGCCGCAATCACGCCTGCCGGGTCGTAGCTCGAACGGGCATATTCGCCAGCCCAGAGCGTCATGTTTTCCCACTTCGGATGCGGGTCAGTGTGCTTGGCCGAAGGCAGGTTGACAAACACCATGGCATCCTCGCCGGCGCAGTAGGTCGAGATCGCCGTGAGGCCCGATCCCTGCCAGTTGGCTGTCGTCGTCTGGTTGGTCGAACGCAGCCAGCGCACGCCGGCGAGCTCGAGCACGCGGATCTCGCCATCGTCGTCGTCATCCATCAGTTCCTCGAGCTTGAGCTGGCCCTCGGGGGTGTGCTTCAGGATGTCCACCACGCTGTTGTTCGTGTTGTCGAGCGCGAACATATCGCCGACAAAGAAGGGGTGAATCGATCCGTAGAAATAGCCCGTGCTCATTGGCGCAACGTTCTGGCCGAAGAGAGACGGGGGCATCTGCTCGATGATCTGCTTGGTCATCGCATAGAGCGGGCCTACGGTCGAATCCTGATTGCCCGTGTTCGCGTCGAGCGTGCGCAGGTAATCCAGGTTAATCATGATGAGCGTGTCGATCGTCTGAGCCAGGCGATAGGCCATCATGCGCCGATAGTTCATGAGATCGTCGGAGATCGATGTCATGAACGTAAGGTCGGAGAAGTTGGTGTAATCGGCCCACTGACCCATCACGATGTCGCGGAAGTTGCAGGTGATCGTGATCGGCGATCCGATCGTGCCCTGTGTTTGCTGCACCACGTTCGGTCCGATCGGCGGGGTGAGCATGAAGTTGCGGAAGGTCAGACCGCTCTTTTCCGGCATTGTCATGCGCGTGCAGAGCTGCAGCTTATTCAGCTTCTTGGCCAGAAACTTCATAAAGGCTTTGTTGTAGTGGACGGTGAGCCCGGCCTGCGGCATGTTGCCGGTCTGCATCGCAGCCGGCGAAGGTCCATCGCCGCAGAATCCGCCGTGCGCATAGCCGCCGGCCATGTGCAGGTTCATCGCCGCCGCGGTCTGCGTGGCAATTCCCAGCACCAGCAGTAGCCAGCCGATTGCCAGCGTCAGATGCACACCAGGGAGCAGAACTGCCCGCACCAGCGTGCATGCCGCGCGATTGACGCCATTCAGGTCCAGTGTGCGCGGTCCTTTCATCGCTTGCATATTTTTCATGATCCGCTCCCCGCGCCTTTTTTAGGCGCGTGCCTGGCGCACAGAGGGATACCAGTGCTCGTTTGCTTCGAGCCAGTCCTTGTCTTTGTTTCTCCAAAGACGCTCGGATTGGGCAAGCGGCATGCGGTCCACCTGTTCGCGCGTGTACTTCGGTTGCCATTGAGGCGGTTGCGTCGAGCCGGTCCGATTGAGCCGGTGGCTCGTGGCAAACGCCGGGTCGGTCTGCCGAGTACGAGAGGCCGGAGTTTCCTCCGGGGGCACTGGTAGAGCTTGGGGTGAAACGTGCGCGGCAAGATCTTCCTGTGTTAGCAGGTATCCTCCCGCATTCAACTCCTGAAAACTTTGCTCGAGCACCGTGGCATCGACCAAACGGATATTGCCGCCCACTTTGAGCAAAGCGTTGTCGACGATCAGGCGCTTGTTGAAAGCGTGATCCTTGAGCTCCGGATGGCCCGATTCCCATGCTGTCGCGCGCTCTTGGAAGGCCTGCGCGGCGAGCTGCTCGGTGTCGATGCCCGTAGCGGATTCAAACAGGCGGGCGATCGCTCTGGGGGCATTCTGGGGGTCCGCGAGCTGCGTTGTGGCGAGCATCTGCTCGTCGGCAGTCAAGGCTAGGCGACGCGCCGGTTTGGGCGCCGCCGGTGCCACTGGTGCACCTGGCGTCCGTGTTGCCTGCGTCACGGCCAGGCGCGCGTGCATGCCGGTCCGTTCGATCTTCGCCAAAACTTCGTCTACCGTGCGGCCATAGGTCGGCACAGCAAGGCTGCCGTCCTCGAGATCCGTGATCCGGCAGAAACGGCCGTCGTCGAGCGGCGTCGGCTGATCGCAGCGCACAAACGCGCCTTTTTTTCCTGTCGCCCAAAACGCGATCATTGCGTTTGCCTCTTCTTCTCCGGCTTGAGCCTGGCCAGTTCTGCCTCGATCGTGCCCGCCTCGACCTGCATCACCTGACGCATGACGGCCAGGTAGGCCCATCCTTGCGCGATCTTATCGGCATTGCCGAGAGGGTTTTCCTGAGAAACGAGTGTAGCCGCCTTTTCGGCCTCTGCGCAAGTTCTTTTCCGAATACGGGTTAGCACTTCGTAACCGGGGTCCTGTGTCAGCTTTAGCAGGGCTTTGCGATCGGCATCGTCCAGCGGCCGCAGCGGATCGAATGGATCGATCGCCAGATCCGGCTGCTTCGCCTGCTGCTCTTCTTCCATCACCTCGCGCGCCAGCTCTTCCATCTCGGCATTCAGCGGCACGCCGGCGAGAAAGTTTTCGAGGGTCGGTTTCCGTTCGTTTTGTTCCTGTCCGTCTTCCATCGCTCGTTCCATCATCCGATGCCGGGGATGCCGTTGCGCAAGATCTGCTCATCCTGATCGCGCGAAACCAATCCCTCGGCCCGTTCAAGCGGAATTGCGCCGGCCATATGCTCGGCCGCAATCTCCGTGATCTTGTTCGTTTGATCCACCTGGCCCTTGACCTGCACTTCCTGGAGCTTGTCCTGGCCGCGCTGCTTTTGAACGGCGACCTGGGCGGCCGCTTTCTGCGCACCGGGCGAGTTTTGTTTGTACGTCGCGAGCTCCTCTTTGGTCATCGGCCGGTAGATGTTGTCCGCGTTTCCGTCCAGTTCGCTCATCCGGATAAATAAGCTTTCGATCGCCGCAAAGTCGATCGTGCGGCCGGTTTGGTGCAGCGCGTCGAGCGCCTGCGGCTGCTGGATGATCTGCAGCAGGAAAGGGATGAGCTGCTGGATCGCCTGTCGCGCCATCAGGCGCATTCCCGCCAGCACGTTCACGGAAAATTCAGCATTCAAAAACTTCTCCATGTCGAGCTGATCGAGAATGGCTTGCGCATATTTTTTGCGCAAGATCTGCCGGATCTCCGAGGGCGGCATTTTTAGACGCACGATGTCGATCAGGAAGTAGAGAAACCGCTCGAGTGCATTGCCTTGCTGCTCCACCGGGCCCGCCACGTTCTCATCGGCCTTGCCTCCCACGCGGTTCACGCCCGCGGCGGTGCGCATGGCCGAGCTGCCCGGCCCTCCGAGATTGCCCTGCATCGTCGTAGCGTTCGCGCCTACGAGATCCTGGCCGCCTTCCTTGGCTTCCTGGTATACCTGCCAGGCCTCGCGCGGGATCGCGGGCTTGTCGATGTAGGCAACGGCGTCTTTGACGTGCTCGCCTGGCGCCGTGTCGACGGCCAGAAACGTGCCGAGGCCTGCGATCACATTCTGGGTCGGCGCATTGAGGCCGCGGCGCGTGAGCAGCGGCGTGTTGAACCACATGCCGATCATCTTGAGCACTTCGTTGAGTACGCCCTGTTCCATGCGCTGATCGCCAGAATTAAGTCGGCCGATCCCGAGGCCGTACCCCATGTTCGGGATGTTCCACCAGTTCATCGTGTAGTGCAGCGCGTGATCGCCTATGTCGTGTTCATCGTTTCGGATCACCATGTAGCGGCCGTCCACGCACCACACTGTCGTCACGTGTTCGCAGTCCCACATCGAGATGAGCGGATAAGGCTTTTTAAAGGGGTCCGCGCTCATCTGGCGCTGTTCGCCTTCGGCGTGTGCGACGACGCTCGACTGCGAGGTCATCAGATCCGCGGTCTGCGAGGCCGGCGCCGCATCACCTTGCGGGTGATTCAGAAACCAGGCTTTGAGGGTTTCATCGTCGGGGATGTTCTTATAGCAGGGCAGCTCGCGCAGGCGCTGCAATCCCTGGAAATCGACGACTTCATAATCAATCACATACCGAGCACTTTCTTCCGGCGCATTCGGCGTGCGCCACTCCGGATCGAAAAGTGCCGTCCCGAGCCGCATGTACTCGATGAAGGGCCAGGTTTCTTTCACTTCCATCGGCACAATCGCAAAGTCATCGCTCTCTTCGGTCGGCACTTTCTCCGCGCCCCCCAGCGGCAGGTTGATCTCTGTCTCCGGCTTTTTCCGTTTGCGGACTTTTTTGATAACGGTTTTCGTTTCACAACCCGGTCTCAGCACGCCTGTGCCGTAGAGAGCGGCCGAATCGTTGGCCAGGCCAAAGTGATATTCCGCGCGCGATCGCTTGAGCAGCACCCAAAGCAAGTGCGTCCAGGCCGTGAGATGCAGCTCTGTCGTTTCACCTTCCGGCTGCAGCGCGAATGGTTTCTGATTGCCCCACACACCGCGATGCACCTGGCCGGCCATCGTCACGGTATTTTTCGCCACAAGAAAACGCGAGATGCGTACGGGCCGTCCGTCGGCGACGCGCACCCATCGATCGTTCACGGGCGACTGATAGAGAATGTCCGCGGCCTGCCACTCGAGCAGCCATGAGTTTGTTTCGAGATATTGCTTGGCCTTCTCGTAATTCGACACCACGATCGTGGCCGCGGCGTCATCGGTGAAGACCGGCGCCTGTAAGCCTCCCTCGGTAATGGTCACCTGGCTGGGCTGGATCTGCGGATTGATATGTGCCGCGCCGGCCGGGATGCCGTTCGCGCTTGCCAGTTCAGCCATCGAGGCCTCCAGGAAGTGATGGGAGTCCAAACGAGTTTACCTGTTCCATCGCCATCAGGCTCGCCTGCGCGATGCGCTGCGCTTCTTCATCCACCAGGGGCACGCCCTCGAGCTCGAAAATCTGGTTCCATTGCTGCTCTTCGCGGAGTTGCTGCTGCCAGGCAATCTCATCCTCTGAAAGTTGCGCGCGGATCAGGCTGATTTGTGTGTTCTCGGCGCATCGGCGGATCGCATCGACGATGCCATTTTGCTCCACCAGTCCGAAATTCACGAGCTGCCGATGGCACTCTTTCATGTTCGCCATGCCTTGCGAGAAAAACAGGCGGCCGGCTTTCATCAGCGGCTCGAGCTGCAGGATCGCCTGGCTGCGCAGGTGATCGTCTTCCTCAAACGGAGTCCACTCGACGCGCATCGTGATGTTCCGCCGCATCATTTCCTGCCGGAGTATCGCGCCCATGTACTCCGATCCCGGCATGGCTTCCATCAGCAGCGCATCCGGCTCGTGCTGTTTCAGCGTCTTCACGATCTTCTCGCCAAGTCCGGTCGGGCCATAACTACCGTGCCAGGCGTCGAGCACATAAACCTTGCCTTGCGCGATGCGCACTGCGGCGCCCTCCGCGAAGTCGGTCATGTACGGCTTGCCGCCATAGGGCAGCCGCCAGCACACGTACGTTCCGTCGCCGATCGCGGGGATGCGCTCGGCGGCCAAAAGCGCGCTCTGCCACATTTTCTCCGTGAACTTCTGGACCGATCCGCCGGCCGGATCGTTCTGCTGCTGGCACATGAACGTCGTGTACTCCGCGTAGAACAGATCGCGCAGCGATTCGTAATCCATTTCCGGCAATGCAGCAAACGGGCACAGCACGTCCTCCTCGGCAGGAAACTCACCCTCGAGCAGGCGCTCGTCTTTGCGCCCTGGATCCTTGAACGCGATCGACGCGCGAATCAGGATCTTCCACTTTTTCGGATTCATCGTTTCGAGCTCGTGGCCGTAGAGATCGAAAGGATGATAGCGAGTACCGCGGATATTCAAATAGCCGCCTGCGCGCAGTGTGTTCTTGTTCGTGTGGTGCACGGAGATCAGGCCCTGGCGAGATTCGGTCGTTGCTTTGATTCCCGAATTGATCGCGTCCACCATGTCGTCGCAGTTCAACAGAAGCGGGTGCCAGCCGGCCTGTGCCGAGGCCGGCGACGTGTAGCCCACGGTCGGATCGATGCTCGGCATGTTGCGCGTGCTTGAGTCGTAGCAGTCCTCCTGCTTGCGCTGCTTGAAAAGAATCTCCGGATAGAGGCGGCCCAGCAATCCACGCCCGAAGTGCAGCACGGTGACATTCATCATGCCGCGCGCCAGGGGCTGCGTTGCCGTCTCATACAAGAGCGTGAGCCGCTCGCTGTGTGCCGCGATGAATTGTGCCGTGTCGACCAGGCCGAGAGTTGTCTTGAACGTCTTGCGTGGATCCAGGTGCATCCGGAGTTTGATCGGATCCTGTTCCTCGATCGGGAGCGAGCGGTTTTTCGGAAAGAAAAGATCAACCGCGGGACCGTGCAGTTCGCGGTTGAATTGATCGAAACCCATGACCATTGCGGCAAAAAAATGGTCGGTTTCAAACCTGAAACGCATCTCCTCGCGATAGCTCGAGTCTGTATCGAGCCGTGCGGAGTCAACGATGGGAGCGATCACGGTCTACGCTCCTGGGGCTGGAGCGGCTCCCCCTGCAGCCGGCGCACCGCCGGCAGCCATTGCCTCGCCCGGTTCGGCCTCGCCGCTTCCAGCCGCGCCGCCTTCCTGAGCTCCGAACTGATCCTGCACGTGCTCGCCGGCCTCTTCGGCCGTATCAGACACACCTGCAGGCTTCGCAGGCTCGGCGTGGTGGTCTGTAGGCTTCTCTTTGTACACGTGGTGATGAACGTAGCCGGTGTGCTTCCCCTTGGCGTCATGCACGCTTTCCGTGATGATCTGGTGCAGGTGTTTGCGCTTGCCTTTCGGCTTCTCTTCGTGCTCCATTTTTTCGGCCATCGCTAACTCCTCATTCGCTGCCGGGGAGGGCGGCTCCCGGCATCCGTTTTCCGCCCGCCCGCGGCCTTGCTCGTCGTTACGGAATACGCACGGGCTCACCGTGCTTGCGAATGACTAGCCGCAGCTCAGGTTCTGCGTGTTGATCGTCGTCAAGTGTGTGCCATCGGCACCGCTCGACGTGAGCGTGACGCAGAATTGTGCGACCGGATCGTTGGTATTCGAGACGCCGGTGATCGTGTTTGAAACGGCGACGGCTGCCACCAGGACGTGATTCACGAAAAACTCGATTTTTCCGTCGAGCTTGCCGCTCACCGAGTCGTAGATCAGTTTCGCGGCTGCCCAGAAGGGCGAAGATCCGCCGCTGGTCACGCCGGCGATCGCTCCGCTCGATCCGAGCAGATTGCCGCTCACGATCGCGGTGCCCGAATATACCTTCAGCGTGAGGTTTCCCGTCGCCTTCGTGGTGATCTCACCGCTCCAGTTGAACTCAAACGGGATCTGCTCGAGGTTGGTATTCGGGGGCACCGCGCAGGAGAGGGCGAGAGAAGTCTGGGCCGGATTGACAATCAGCGTTTCGGCGGTGGTCGAGAGGCTTTGCGATGCGGGCAGCGGGCCAGGGCCCTCACCCTGTACGCTCTGCGCGATCACGCTCTGGACGTTAGGCAGGTTCGGGCCGGGGCCAAAAGGTCTTTGGGAGAGAGCCATGGGTGGGGTGTCCTTCGTGCGGTTGTGCCGCTCGCCGACAAGTCTAACTCACTCAGGCGCTTTCGCGTCAACCGATTTTTCCGGAAGTAACCCTTTGGCCATATCGAGCAGTTGCCCCCACTCCAGGATCCGATCGTCGAGCTGCGCGATCTCCTTGCCCGCTTCCTCGGGAAGCGTGGCCAGATCCGGCGCGCCGCCTTTCTTGAGAGTCGACTGCTCGAGCACCAGGCGACGCCGGGCTTCTGCGAGCTGTGCCGCGCCGCAGAGGCTCTTGGCCAGCTTTCTGGCGATCGCGCGCAAGGTCATGCCGTTCGGTGCTTTGATAAAGGCCTGCATCGTGGTGTCGTTTTGATTCGCTTCCCAGCGGCGCCATTTGCGGTAACGTTCCCACTCTTCCGGTGTCGATGGGTGGTAGCAATACGGGCACTTGCCGGCGCTGGAAAGAGACGCGCGGAATCTGCGCAGCGCGTTCACACACTCTTTTTCGCCGCACGTGTTGCTCCGGCGCTTGGTCTTCTCGTCTGGGATCGCCTGGCCGCACACCTGGCAAAAGAGCTTCGTTGGGATCTCTGGCTTGTTTGTCATTTTCCACCCTCCGCTTTGGCGAGCACCGCTTTGTGGGCCGTGATGCACTCCATGCAAACCGCGCGGGCTTCGGCATCCATCACCAGCATTGCCATGGTCAGATTCTGGATGCACTCCTTTAACTCCATGTAGAGATCAGGAGCGGCGGCGATGAGCCGAGCATTCGCCTCACCCTTGAAGACGAAAGCGACTCCGGCCTTATCTGGGCCGCCTCCCACTTCCCAAAACTCGCGCTTCATCTCGAACACTCTGCCCGTGCCATCATGCGCTTTGAACATCCATGGCCCCGGCGTAAACTTCTGTTCGTCGCTCATCTTAGCGTCCCCTTCCGTCGCTCGGCTTCGATCTCTCGCACGGTGATGTTATGAACCGAGCGCATCAGCTTGCGCCGGATCGTGTAGGCCTCACTGCGAAAGCCTTTGGTGTCTTCGACGACGGTGCAGCCGGTGGCCACGTCGACGTAAACAAAGTCCGCGGTGTAGTACGCGGCCCGCTCGGCGCGCGGCTGTGGATCCAGCGCGTCACCTGGCTGCGCGGGGATGAGCAAGTAACGCACCTGCTCTCGGAGATCGCGGATCGCGCCGGCCCACTGCCAGAGCTCGAGAGTCTGCGCGCGCTGATTCTCGAGCTTCGATCGCCGGCCTTCGCTCGAATGGCTGTGCATCTTCGCATCGCCGCCGCCAGTGCAGGCGCGACATTTCGGCCGCCATTTTTTAAGCTGGCCTGGCGCGAACTCTGTTTTCGCATCCTTCACCTGGCCGCACTCGAGACAGAGCACACGCTGCTGCTGGTCGCTCATGCCTGCGCCTCGAGAGCTGCGCGCCAGCGCAACCGGGTTTTCGTGCGCTCACGGTTGCGGCGATCGCGCAGGCAGTGACGGCAAAGTGTGTGAGTTTTGGCGGCTTTTTCGGCCCCGCAATCCTGGCATAGTCCCGCCTCTTTCAGCTTCGCTTTGCGCCGGCGTAATGCCGCGGCCACGATCGCGCGTCTTTCCGGTGTCCCTTTGAGTTCTCTCATGCGTAGTATAATAGTACCACTACGCTATGGATGAGACGACACGAAAACGGAGAGAAAGATACATCTGCTCGGAGATTCGTTTCGGCAGTGTGAGTGATCATCAGCTCGTGCGGCGCGCCGCTGCCCGTGCGGGCCTCAGCATGAATGCGTGGCTACTCAAAGTCGCGCTCGCCGCTGCCCGCGATCAATCTCCTCGGCGCGGTACTCCTCAGCAGTGAGTTTTGGATCTCGCTCGTCGCAGACCGTGAGCCATCTCCGCTCATTTGTTTTGCGCACCGCGTAGAGTTCTGGCGGATCGATCACACCGCGCATGAGCGAGCATACTTTCCAGAGCACCTCTGTCAAGTGGCCTCCTGCGGTGGAATTGCCTGGATCCACCTATGCTCGAGCCTGAACGATTCAGGCTGTGCGAGCCATGCCTCGTACTCTGCCCGCGTGGGCTGCTCCCAACCTTCCGCGATCGGCTGCAGGGGTAGGTGCTTGCCGTTTGTTTTCGCTGGCGTCTGCGCAAATTTTCTGTCTTTGAACCAAAAAGTGTTGACGATCTCGCCGCGCTGTATCGCCGCCAGAGCGAGTTGCAGGAGTCGTTTTTCGGTTTCTTCGGGTGGCTCGTGCGCGGTCTTCGCCTCGAGAGAGATCACTTGCGCAGCCATGCCGAGATCATAGGGTGCAGCCGCCAGGCCTAGCGATTCCATCAGGTGCACGGCCAAGGCTTTTGCGTTTAGTACCGCGCCATTCACAGCTTTTCCACTCTGGTGGATTTCCGGGTCGTTATTCGCGTGCTCGGTCACCGGCTCGGTCACCGGCTCGGTCACCGGCTCGGTCACCGGCTCGGTCACCGGCTCGGTCACCGATGCAGGCGTGCGCATGGCGTTGGTTCTTTGCGCGGCGGCGCGGCGATTTTCGTGGATCTGACGAGCTTTCAGCCACTCTTTGTAAAGGCGCTCGTTGCGAAGGTTCCCATTCTCTGTAACTGTAAATTTCTCTAGCACATCCGGCCCGTACTGCTCCCACTCTTTCGCTGTCATGCCCGCGTTTTGGCGGAGTGTTTTTTGGTTGTTCGGGAGTGAGCAGTCGTCTGTCTGCCAGAGCGCCAGGAGCAGATAAATATATCCAGCCCTGGCCCCGATCGCCATGGATTGCACGGCAGGGCTTCCGCGGAACGCATCGATTTGCAAAGGCACCCATGTTTGCCACGCTGCCGGCATTTATTCCCCTCTGGAAACCTGGCGACAAAGGGGCCAGAAGGGGTGAAACCGGCCCCTTTGTCTAACCGCGAGGAGCTACCTCCGGCTGTCGATCCGCATCCTGCTGGTGCAAGTTTTTGGATGAATCGTTTGTAGCAGCTGCCCCGAAATGCCACAAGCGAACAGACGGAGAAGCCTCTTTGTGGATTTCGCGCAAAACTGGGCGCGGAAAATTTTTAGGCAAAGTCTCCAACTTTTAGAAAGGTACGTAAGGGAAGTACTACAGGGACAGGAACACGTACACG